GAAGGAAATACGCCCTTTTGTTTTTGTGCGTCTTCATAGGCTAATTTACCCAGTCCTGCCGCTAGTGCGCCGATACCACCAAGTTTTAATGCGTCGCCTAAACCACCGCCAAATAGACCACCGCCACCTTGTTGTTGTCCGCCACCCAATATGTTACCTATTACACCTGGTTGTTGTCCTGAGCCTAAAAATGTTTGTCTTAAGATTGGCCCTAATGTGCCACCAAAAATACCTGTTTGTTGTGCAACTGGAGATAACTGTACTTGTTCAAACTGTTCTGCTGTCATATTTTCTAAGTCAGCTCTCGTTACAGGTTCACCATTAAGAGTTCCTATAACCTCGTCTGTTGCAAAAGTTTGTTGTTGTCCGCCACCAAATAATCCACCAATACCTCTTCTAATATTTGGACCTAGTTTACCGCCAAAAATACCTGTTTTTTTAGTTGGATTAAAAAAACTACCAATACCAGCTTTTATTTTTGGACCCAAGGTGCCACCAAAAATACCTGTTTTTGTCGCACCTGTTGCAGCCTTCGCCGCTGCACTGGCAGCTCCTTTACCAAGTCCTGCAATACCCGCTAATTTGCTTGCACCGAATCCTCCAAGAGCTCCTTGCACAGCACCTTTTAAACCTTTTCCAGATGCAGCACCTCCTATACCACCAATTAAAGCTGCTGTGGCACCACCAGTAAATGGTGCTGCTATTGCCCCAGCAAATGGCGCTACTTTTTTTACTACTTTTTTAAGAGACTTACCTATCTTTTTAAAGAAACCAAACTGCTCAAGACCTGTAACAGAGTTTAGGCTTGCTATACCTGTTCCGACTATTGCTTGTTCTGGGTCTAAATTAAATTGTTTAAACTTTTTCTCAACCATGTCTTCAAACTGCTCATCTTCAAAAAACTCTGGCGGTAAAACGACCTCACCTTGTCGTAAGTGAGCTAACTGTGTATCATCGCCTTCACCTTGCATAGCTAATTCTTGAGCTTGTTGTGACAGGGGAGCCATAGATGCTTGCTGTGATTTTTGCAACAATGACTCTAAAAAATTTTTGTCTTCTTGACTCATGCCTTGAGTTGTCTCTGGTAACACATTGAAACCAGGATCCGCAAGCATGTTAGTAAAACCACCTTCTGGCTCAACGCTAAACTGTTTAGACATTCTTTTTGCCATTGCTTGTTGTTCTGGTGTCATAGGTGGCGGAGATACGTTAAATCCAGAATCCATACTACCACCAACTGGCATGGTAGGTAATTTGTAAACTTTTCTTAAACTGTCTTCTAATGCGCTCATGGTGTACTTACTGTTACCGCTCCTATACTTGTTGTTGCAGAGACTCCAGTCAAATATGTTCGATGCTCATACAGGTTTCTAAACTGCGTTCCATCAAAGGCTTGATGCACCTCTGTCGTTGAGTTAAATATAATCGCACCTGTAGCAAATTGCAACTCGCTAATGTCTGTGGAGTTAAAGGATTTTATGCTATCTGGGTCAACAGAACCAAGGTTAATTTCTAATATTCTAATCAATCTGTTAAAAGTATCAGCTGAAACTGTTTCACCTTCTGCTAAAGGTAATTGGGTAGGTAAGAGTTTGCTCATTACCTACGCCCAGATGGTTGAACTTCTACTCTTGTGCTACCAAGCCTCCACTTATAATTTTTTCTATCAGAATCAGTATTATCATCATCTGATTCAAACCGTAATACAAATTGTCTAGCACGAGATCTAAGCGAACCAAAAGTAGAACTAGCTGTAATTTGTGTGGTTGAGTCGGTTGCAAGTGTCTGATTGTTAAAATCACGTCTTTTGACAACTACGTTGATAGCTGGGTTTTGACTTGTGCCTGTATCATTGACAAACAATATATCTGGCAAGATACGTTTTAAAAATACAAATCTATCGCCGTCAGCTATATCTATGTCAGCCGATTCTACAAAAACACCGTCCATAGCACTCTCATCGTTGTTGAAACCTTTTTCATGCTTGTAAATACGTTTTGTCGTGCTTTCTTCGCCAGCTGCCAATGGCTTGTCTAATACACCAGCCGATAGCCAACTGTATCTTTCTAGTGATCCTATGCTCCATGAGCTTTCTTCATAGTTGTAAATTACATATCTTGATATTTCGGTTTCATTGTCTGTGACTGACGGATAAAAAAACCAAACTTCTGAGAACTCTTCATTTAGTCCAGCAAAACATTTGTATGCTTGTGATTCATCTAAGTCTGAAAATACATAGTCTTGAACGCTACAGGGTAGCTTTTGCACAGAGCCATTATAAAAGTAAAACCCTTTTTTACTCATGTAAAAAACACCTTTCGGTGAGTTAGCAGCAGCCTTTGGACCTATTAAACCAGCTCCTTCGTTGATTAAATTTATAGCAAAGGTGAGTGGTGGCCCAATAAAATTCATAGAATATAAAGAAGTATCTGTCCATATTAATATTTCTTGTCTAGCCTTGATACCGCCAACAATAGATGAACCAGAGGATAGTCGTAACGAACCAGCTGTATTTGTTGCTAATGGCTCAAACTCTAGCGGATTTTCCTGGTCACTAAATGCTACAAGCATGGGGTCAATCGTGCCTGTGCGTGAGCCACTACTGATGGGGTCTGCTCCTAATACTATCAAATGTCTATCTGTCTCCGACGTTATAACTTGTAAAGCCTTAGTTGGAACTAAATTAGCTCCACTTGTTGTTGCTAAATCTACTGCTCGTGTGGTCAAACCATTATTTTCTACCCACCTAAAAATACCACCGTTTCTTGGATTAATTATTAAGTCTTCGCCATAATTATCATGTGTCCATAAACGCAAGTTGTTGACATCTGACAAAACAGTAGCAGAACCCCAAGCACCAGCACCCCAAGTGCCCACACCCCAACCAGTAGACTGTACATATATATCAAGACCTGAGTTTAGTAAATAAACCGCATCTGTCGAAGAACCACCATTACCAGAATCACTGCTGTTTGCTGTTACGGTTGCTCCAGATGTGTCTTTTGCTGTAATTTCATAGGTGTTTGTGCCTGTAACCAAAGTAATTTGATATTCTTGATTTAATACTGAGGCGATAACGTTACCACCAAGACTAACAGCACTAGAAAAAGTCACAAAGTCACCGTTTACAGCACCATGAGCACTGTCAGTGACTGTAAGAGTTGAAGAGCCATTCGTTGCTGCAAAGGTAGCTGAGTTGGTTGTGGTTTTACGAACAGGTGTAACATCGTTATATGTGCCACCCTCTTCAATGTAATATTTATTGGTTGTGCCTATACCAAGATACTTGTTTCCCCCTAATGAAATCCAAGAATGTAAAGCTCTAGCTGAACCAATTAGTGTGTCAGAGGATAATTTTTCCCAACCACCTATTTTTTCAACACGTCCTTTACGAAAACGTATTTTATCGCCGTCAACCCAACCGCCCTCGTTAGCGTAGTCGGTTTCCTCTTTATTTATTCCTGGCTTAAAATTAAGTTTTGATAGCGGCATAATACGACATCTATGCTAACCTAATAATAGCGCCTGTCGCAGTGGCACTAGGGAACACAATAGTAAAATCTCCAGCAGTTGATGTTTTATCACCACCAAAGTCTATTGCAGCCACAGCCTTATCAGAGTTTGTGTCGTTATATATTAAACAGCCTCTTGCAGTTACCGTAGCATTACTGAACGTTAAGTCTGCAAAATCACAAAAAGCAGTAGTGCCTGATGTTGTTGGCGTTACATTTGTAAGTGCAGAACCACCAGATGTATAGTTTGTGCCAGATGCTTGCCCTGTTGTAGTAAATGCTGTTGTGCCAGCTCCCAAAGTAGCAGAGCTTGTATACAAAGCCAGCTTAAATGAGTTGCCACTTGTTGCTGTAAAATTATGAGTGCCTACGAGTAGCTCTTGTTTGAAACTCGTGCATATCGCTGATGTTATTGCCATTATAGCTCCTTTAATATTTTTGCCATGTCGCTGTGGCCTTGTTTTTCTAACAAATTTGCATTAGTCGTGTTCTGTGACTTTATTGCATTTTTTATAGTATATAAGATTACAGTATAAACTTGGTTTTGAAAAGCCAAAGCCTGCTGTTTGATATGCTCTGGTGCATTGGCAGAAACGTCGCATATTTTTTTAGTTGCTTGTGTTGCCCAGAACTCTGGATCATGTCCTTTACCATCGGTAGTAGTTACTCCTACTTTACCTAAAACAAAATCGCTTTTAGCACTCATCCTTTGTATGGCTCTGGTGGAACCACGTCCTCATCTATTTTTAAACCGTATTGTTCAAGCTGTTTGTTAATATCTTGATAAGGTCCAATAATAAATTTACCTTCATGTGGCACAGCTACTAATGGTTTTGCTAGTCTATGAAAACCATAAAGTTTTTCCGTTGCAGGAACATTTGAATCTAACACAGTAGACCTACCGCTTATACCTATGAGTATATCTGCACTCATACATTTACTAATCCAAAACTCAACACAAGCTCTGCCAGCCTCAGCAAAATGCATATTTTCTTTGTAAGAAAAATCTATACCAAATAAATCTAATCTATCTACTTTGTTATACAAAGCAAAAGCTATAGCATACGCAACAGTATTGTTTAAATATGCGCATTTAGTTGCGTTACATACTTCTTCAACAGGATACATAACTGGTTTTTTTATTCTCGGGTCTAATTCACATGTATAAACTGGTGTTTCTGTTTGCTCTAACACTCTGCACATAACTTTGGTTTGCTTACCAGCATCGTTAGTATCAAAAAACCTACTTGCAGGATCTAACATAAATATGCGGTCGCATGGATAAGTTGAGGCCGCTGAGTTTATGCACCATACCTCATCCCATGTTCTACCGTTTTGTAAACCTATAGCAAAATCAACTTGTGATATGCCAAGTCCAACCAAAGCAACACTCTTGCCCTCTAGGGATTCTATTCTACTCATCAGCTTACGCTGGAGCGCACTGAATCGTATCTATACTCGTCGCGTGTTCCACGACCTTCTGATGTATTTTTCATTCTAGCTATCGCCTCCTTAAAGCGTCCCTCTAACAGTGTGATAACGTCAGCTGATTCTTTAAGGAAAGTTGCACCTTCTACCAAAGAACCATATAACAATGCGTCAGAATAGTCCGTAGATAGAAAAGTCGTGCCAGAGTCGCTACCAGCAGTCAAAGAGACTGGTTTATGTAAGTAATGAAGTTCAACCGTATAGTTTGCGTCAGGCAAAGGTGAAACTTCAAAAGCCGCATCATCAAATAAAGAGTAGTATTTCGGTTTGGCTTGTGTAGTGCCAGATGAAAACTCTTTAATAAATGATGGATGTTTGAAATCTAAATAATCGTATGTGCTTGAACTTATAATCGCCAAACTCATAGGCGCATAAAAATCTGTTGGTGTAGCAAGAAATCTATTATTTGACGTTAGTGTTCCTTGCACATTTTTTCTTTGTTCAGGTAGTTGCACAAAACTAAATATTCTGTTTTCAGCTTCTTGTATAAAAGTTGGTAATTGTGTTGTAAAGGTAGACTCAGATACCTCAAGATAATCTTGTATTGCTGTTTTTAATGTTGCTAAAGTAAAACTCATGTGGTCACCGTTACCTCGCCAACGCTTGTGCTAACTGCAAAAGTAGTTAATACACTACCTAACTTGCCGTCACCCACGTTGGTATAAACCAAAAAAGTAGAGTTATCATCTGCTATATCTGGCCTCGGGTCTTTTACTGCCTGTGGATCAGCGGCAGTCGGCTTTGGTTGTAGCTGTGGGTGCTTTGCACTCCATTGGTCTGGCCCTACCAATAAACCGTCCCAAGTTTTACGCATTTCTCGCAACTTATACCTAAAGCCAGATATATCGCAGATTCCGTAAGAATTTTTACCAGATGCAAAAGCCATTATGCGTTATTATAACTCCTAAGATTTGGTGTAATATTAAATGATGCACGGTCTTCGTCAGTAGATAGTGCTCGCTGAAACTCCTCTTCATACAAACCTTTGAGCAATCCAGTTCTCTCTGGTGCTCTTTTCAAAGACATGTAATAAGCAAGTCCAGCTGCTAAACACGGATAAAACCTAA